CCATTATTTTAATCTTTTAACCGTCATTGTCGAACCTGTGATAGCGTTTACTGTTGCCGCTCCTGTAGCTTCATATGTAATATTAGTGTTCGAGTCCGCAGTCATAGTGAAAACCGCTCTAATTGTATGTTCCAATGGATCGACAGTGCCATGAACTCTAGGGGACCCTACCAAAACATCAGATCCATTTCTCTTAACTGAAAGGTCAACTAGAGAGGATCCCCCCTCTAAAATAACAACCCCAACAACTTCATAGGTTCCCGCTGCTGCGCAAACAAAGTATTTGTTAGTATCATCCCAAGTAATATCATCTGTGTTAGAAATAATGGAAGTTGGAGTATTGGAATAGGCTAAATTCTTTTCGTCGGATGAGGCAACATCATCTGAATCTAATTGAATATATCCAAAGGGATTAGGAATAGGACACGCAGTAGGTTCCCCTACTTCTAAGGCATACGCACTAACCGTAATATTCCCAACACCTAGAGCCACTGATGTAGCATTGGAGGTAAAAGTACCTGTCTCAATAGACTTAGCCTCTATCCCACTAGCTATAAGATTACTCTTTCCGCCACTCGTTAAATTAAACGATAAATTATTATCCCCACCAGGAATAGTGATATTTGCACCGTCTCTGATGAGCGCAGGTAACCTCCACGCAATCTTTTCTGCTCCGTGATCAAAAGAAGGAACAGAATAATTCAAAGTACTATCTCCTGTAGAACTTATAGCAATAGCAGAGAAGCTTCCTCCTCCATTAAGTTGCATTGAGCCAGAAAGAGCCCCATAGCCGTGTGTAACGCCGCTTGCGGCTGTGGTCGCAGCGTAGTCCCAATCGGCCTCCTTAGCGTCTACCGTACTCTTTGTTGAGTTCCACGCAGCCGAAGTAGAGAAAACTCTATACCATGCTCCCATCCACCCAGCACCTCCATAAGGATCGAAACCAGACCACGATGCTACGGAATCATGTGCCGCTCCATATTCGTCAGCACTAGCTGTAGATCCTATATTAGCTGATACAGGGCTAAGGTTATTAATTACACCTCCAACTAAAGTAGTATTAGTAGCAATATTTCCTGATACACCCCCAACTACTGCTACGTTATCAGCGTTATCGCTGATATTAGCTGCGTTAGTAGTAATGTTACCTGTATTAGTAGCGATATTAGCTGATACAGGCCCAACATTATCAATTACGCCTGTTATCTTTTGCCATGTTCCTGAATAAGCCTGAACAGTATCGTGCGCTGCTCCATACTCGTCAGCACTTGCGCCTCCACCCCAGCCACCCGAGTTATTATAAACCGTCGAGGAAGTACTCATTACAGACGCAACTACTCCAGCACTTACTGAATGAGTTCCCCACGAACCTGAGTTATCAAAAACGGTTTCCCTTAAGAGGAGAGTTTGTGGATCAAGATTCGTTGGATCCATAAACTCAGAAGAGCCTGTGTCAATTGCAGCAAATTCTGTGGGATTATTCTCACTGTCTAATATAAAATAGACAATGTTTGTCTTATTATTTCCCATCTAGATTGTTCCTACTCTTCTTCTTCTTCTTCAGTTTTTTTAGGGGAGTTTCCACTTAATTCTTGTGTAATATCTGCAACCATGTTCTCCAGAGAAGCAATATCCGTAATTACATCGTTCTGAGTCATAGCTGAAGGCTCTTCTTTGGAGCCTGGAGCGTCCTCCGCAGCAGTCTCCTCGGGCTGCTCTAGAGGTCCTGATGATGCAGCCGCTTTGTCTTGTACAGGCGACTTAGGCTCTTCAGAAGCTGTATCTTCTTTCTCGGATTTAGCAAGTTTCTTCTGATCAACATTCTCATCAGACGAGTACTCTGGCTCCTCATTATTTTTTACTTGATCTTTTAACGAGTCCATAGTCTTTTTCATATCTCCTAAGTCCTTGGAAACTCTTTTAAAATCAACTTTAGAGTAACGACCTAAGGTTTTTGTAGCTTCTAAAAGCTCACTATAAGAAGCTTCCGTAAAGAGTTGCTGTAAGTACTCATTAACATCGATACTCTCAACCCCTCCTTTATTTTTCATAGAAGTGGCTACTTCAGAGAGAACTTGTTTTAAAATACTTCGTTTAGGAGTAAGCCGTGATAAAGCTTCAAAAATAACAACTTGAGTATTCACTAAACTTTTAAAGCTAGGAACTTCTTGAAGATTTTGAATATTTACTCCATACTTCTCATTAATGCTTTGAATAAAGTTATCTTTTACTTCTTTTTTATATTCAAAGATTTTTGCTGAAAACTGTTGAACGTCCTTTTCCGACACCCCTAGACCATCCGCATCTCCTAAACAGTTAGAAAATGTTTCAAATAAAGATTTTTTAGAAGCAATTGCAATGTATGGAACTTCCTGAAAAACTTCACACATAGTTTCTACAATTTTTTCATCACTTTCAAAAATCATACTTGCAAGTTTTTTAACTGAAGAATTAGAAGCCCATACAAGATTAAATTCTTGCTTAGATTCTAATAATTCTCGTTTAACCAGTTCTTGACGGCAAATCATCTCATAGATTGACTCACTAACTCCGTCTTTAAGAATATAACTCTTTTTTTCCTCTAACTCTTCGTGAGTTAGTGCTGGGAAATCGAAGGCTTCGGCGACAGTGTTTGATAAGGTAATCCCGTTTCTAATTTCAGGTACTGTAATAATCTCATCTCTGTTTTCTTTCAGAAAATCTACAAGTTGAGGAGTAATTTCAAGTAAGCGAGCAAATTCAGGAGCAGAAGTAATGCTAGTATTTTCTGATAATTTTTGAGATTTATTATGTAATTTAACTTGAAGATTATCTAATTTAATACGATTCTCCCATAAAGAGAGAAGGTCACTAAATGCCGTCTCCGCAGAGTTAAACTCTGTATAGTGAACATTTTCAATCAATGTATGTATTTTTTCATTTACATACTGATCGTATAACGTCTCATCCTCAAAAATAGAAGAGTCTTGGACTTTAATCTCTTCAAAGACTACATCTTTTCCGATATTATATCTCCCTGTTATAACTTTATCACTTTCAGTAAGATAGCTTACTTCTTCGTTTGCTCCATCTAAGGAAAACAAAGTTACATTCTCTCTGAGGGATCTACCTAAGCAGTCCCCTAACTTAACCAAAATTGAAATCTTTTTATCTCTTTCTTCAAAAATATTCGAAAACATAATAATCTCCCCAAAAAATGGGCTACTGTTTTATATAGATAAGCTATTTATTTATTTTTTCTAAATTACTTCTCTGTTTTTCAAGGATTCTATATAGGATCGCTTCTTTTTTTTCATTTAGAGTTTTTTTACCAATAAGCGACTCTATTCCTTGTGTTCGTTCTTCTGCCGTAGTAGTTGTTGGGGGTTGATTTTCCGCAGGCTCTTGTCCTCCTGCCTCTCCGTACCCTGGCCCAGCCATCTGTGCCGCTCCGACATCAGCCGATTGTTGATCTTGTTCTTCTTTCGTTTGTTGTTCCATTTCGTCTTTCATTCGTTCAATTTCTTCGTCTGTCATATCATAGTACTCTCTGTAGATCTCATCTTTAGAGAAAAGTCCTAGTTGCTGTACTGCTGCTATAACTCTAGTTTTTTGTTCGTCTAAATCGAGCTTTCTCTTTGCAGACATATCAGAAGGCTCGGGTAGTCTAATCCTTAGTTCTCTAATCAATAAAGCAGGAAATCCCTTTAATTGAAGATGGCGTTTAGCTATATTTTCTAATCCAACTTGTATATTTACTTGAACTCTTTGAATTGTTCTTGCAAACTTAACATCAAGTTGAGAGAGGTTAGCCTTGCGCTCAGGAGAAGAGTCCTTCTCTACAATATAATCTTTAGGAACCTTTAACGCCGCAAGAAGCTTATCACGATAATACCGCACATCTTCAATCTCACCTAAGTTTTGAGCACCAGGGAGCGTGTCAATCTTTGTCCCTGCTCCGTTCCTAGTAGGAACAAAGAAATCCTCGTCCATAGATAAGGGGTTATATCTTGCATCTATAGTACCTTGTCCTGAGTTATAAAATTTTTCTTTCTTAAATTTCTGCTTAATGCGCTCAATAAACATCTCAGCTTTGCTTGTAGGAAGATTACCTGTATCTACATAAAAAATCCGTCTTTCGGGGGCTCTAGAAAGACGGTAAATCATCATAGCATCTTCCATCATTTTTAACGATCTAAAAACTCTATGACATAAAGCGGCAATCGATTTGCCGTATGGATAGAATACAGGATCTGAAGTATGAAGACGGAAATGAGCAATTTGATTTTTGTCTAAGCGAATATACTTAATAGGCTCTTCTGTATTATAAGTAGATTTATAATTAAATGTTTCATTATTGGGAACTTCTTGAAGAAAGTTTTTTAAGTAACCAAACTCATTTTCTACTCTCAAAACAAAGCTAGGATTAAGAATTTTAATTTTCCTAATACCCTGTTGTGGTTCATTTACATCTAAAATAAGCTCTGTAAAACAATCCCCATATTTCACAGTATTTCTTACGATATCCCATAAAAAAGTGTCTAATCTAATTTTATCAAATAAAGCATTTATCTCATCTACTACCATCGAATTTTCAGAATTAATAGTCCATCTTTCATTTCTTGGACCTCTTTGAGTAGCGTCATCAGCATAAATATCAAAAGCTGCTCCAATTTCGGGATACTCATCCATCTCCTCATACTCTTTGTACCGTCTCTTACGGTTCATCTCCATTTGAGGAAGAACAGGATTTCTAGCTACTCCTCCTACAGCAGGATGAGAAGGATCATTATCTTTTATTACATCTGTACTGGTAATAGTGTCCCCACCAAGAGAGGCACCACCTTGGTCCATTAATTTAAGGGCTTTTGCCTGCGCTGTTGATGCAAAGAATTTAGCAAAGAACTTCCCTAAAGGACCTGTAGGAGTGAAAAATGAGCCTCCTCGCGCTGCGGTTCCACCAAACTCAGTATAACCTTCTTCTAATAATTCTTCTTTTTTTATTTCATCAGCCATCGTAAATCTTCTACTTCTATTTGTCCATTTGAACCTCTATATGCATATTTCGTTTGCTTGGAAGGCATAGGTAATCCATCTTTGTGTGGAATTTTTGAGATATGCTCAAGAGGTGTAGTTTCTAATAAATTTCTATATAAATATATAGCTAAGGCTAAACTCATAACCAAATCATCATGCTTTCCTCTTTCTGCCGTGGGCTTTCCTCCCTCATTAATAATAAAGGTTAAAAGCTCATCTGCTGTTCTTCCTGAGTTAATTTTAATTTGATTAGTTCGTATAGACTCTTCTAAAGTTGCTAGTAGTTGTTCTCGGTTTTGTGCTGTAACCTGAAATCCAAATAACCCCCGATCATCAGCCCATATGTTTTCGTATTCTAAGTTCGTGTATAACCAATCAATCAGGTTATTTCCAATAGTATTTCGCTCACAAATTACGTGCGCTATATTATATAGCATCGCTTCAGTGCCTATAATTTCCGCAAACGTATTAATAGGAGTTTTATTTCAATAAAACTCAGCTACCTGTTGACCATTATAGGCGTTAATAATATGAAACGCTGAATAATCTCTGTCTCGACCTAACGCGACATCGCAAGCTAAAACATAAGTATAGTAAGGTTTTGGGTCTTGCCAAACCCTCATTCGATTATTATATTTGGAGTAATAATCTTCACTTACATTTTCTACTACATCTTTTAAAATTTCTCCATCGATATAAGTATCCCCTGTACCTAAAAACGAGCACTCATACTCCTGGAGCCATTGTTTAACAGGCATGTTTGCTCGCGTAGTCT